TACGAGGATAAGTAAAATAATGTTGACTTTTAATATTAAGTTTGATATTATATAGATAAATATACTCCTAAGAAGGATACATAAGAGGAAAAATTATGGGAAAAATAAATATAGATAAAATAGCGGATGTTGTTAAATTAACACTTGGAGCTAAAGGAAAGAATATTATTCTTCCTGATGGTTACATAACAAAAGACGGCGTATCTGTTGCAAAAGCATTTCCTGAAAATTCTCTATCTGATAAAATAATGAAACAAGTATCTTTAAAAACATTAGATGATGTTGGTGATGGTACAACTTCTTCAACTGTATTAGCTCAGTCAATTTACAATCATTTTAAAAACAAAAACTTTCAAAGAATTTCCTCTCAATTAGATGTGGAAATAAATTTAATAAACAAACACATAAAAGAACTTTCAAAACCAATAAAAACAAAAGCTAATCTATATGATATAGCAAGTATATCTTCAAATGGCGATAAAGAGATATCTAAAAACGTTTCTGAAGTATGTCATAAGATAGGTAAAGACGGAAGTGTTACCTTTGAGATATCAGATTCTAACAAATCTCATTACGTAATAGACAGTGGTTATTCAATAGGAGATGGAGTAGTATCTCCTGATATGCTGAAGTTTAAATCAGAAGTATTTGAAAACCCTTATATCTTGGTTTGTAAAGATGAGTTAGCGGGAATAAACCAAATCCTTAAAATAACAGAAGAAATTGCTTTAAAACAAAAACACCCATTAATTATAGTGTGTGATAAAGTAGATACTGATGTGATATCAACATTCATAATAAACCGCCAGCAAAAAAATGCAAAAATAGCAATAGTATCAACAACAGATGTAGACAATAAGTTCGAAAATATAGCTATGCTTACAAATGCCTTCGTAATAGATGGTAACCAAGGTAAATCATCATATGATATAAACAAAGATTGGTTAGGGCAATGTAAGAAAGTAATCCTAGAAAAAGATAAGACTGTATTTGTTCACGACAAGACAATAGAAAACAAACCGTCAGAAGTTAAAAAGAAAGATTGGGATAAATTAATAAGTAAGGTTGCTACTTTTTATGTAGGAGCTCCATCAAGATTAGAAGTCACAGAAAAACTAGATAGGTATGATGATGCATTAAGGTCTACAATGAGTTCATTCGAGGAGGGATACTGCCAAGGTGGAGGAGTTGTCTTTTTAAGAGTATCTAAAGAAGTTAAGTTATTAAGAAAACCTTTAAAATCTCTATTCATACAAATGTGTAAAAATGCAGGATACTCTAAACTAAAAACAGAGTACTTAATTTTCAGACTACTTAGAAACAATTCAGTATATGACTTTAGAGCAGAAAAATTCACAGATGATGGTATATATGATTCTACTAAGGTATTAAGAATAACATTAGAGAGCGCAACAGGTATATCAAAACTACTTCTAAACACTGCTTATGTAATGGAGAAATAGAATGGGTAAAATAATAGTAACACTAGGAGCTATATACATAGCTTTAATATTAGGAGCAATGTAATGGCAGATAAAGGTGGAAAGATAAGATTTGCAGATGAGTTATTTAAAAGAGAAACTCAACCTCTATTAGACTTAACTATATTACAGTGCTATAAGAATGCCTATCCTAACCAAGCCAAATCAAGTAAAGATAGCTCTCTTTCAAGTAATGCTTCTCAACTATTATCAGATACAAATGTAATACAAAGGCTAGAAGAACTAAGAGGACCATTAGAAGATATATTCAAAGATTATGCTAAGAAGTCTTTTAAGGAATTAGAAAGAATAAAGAAACTTGCTGAGAATAGCCCTGTTATAGTTGGTGGAATACCTGTTGAGGGAATGAAAAAGGCTGACTTAGCTCCTATGTTAAAAGCGGAAGAATTAAAAGGTAAAATAGCTCAGATATATGTAGAGCAAAAGAATGTTACTGGAATATTAGGAATAAACGAAGTATCAGACGAAGCATTTAAAGAAACAATGAATAAGGTTAAGAAGAAATAATGCTAAACAACCGACAAGAATATTTTGACTTAGTAGACCACTTAGAAACTCTATCAGTAAAAGAGCGTAATGGTATAATGAGAAGACTTGTTAAGGAAGACTTGTTTTTCCTATGTTGGTTTATCCTTGGAATGGATTTCTACAATCCTATTATCGACAGAGAAGACTATAGATATATATTAGATGATAGTGGAAAACAAACAGAAGAACAAAACAGTGAAGATGAGATAGATAAACTATATAAGCACGCGTTAAGATGTGCAGAGTTTCCTTTTAACTTCTGTAAGAGAGTAGAGAAAGAGCCTAATAAGCTTTGGTTGGTTGCTCGTGGACACTTAAAGTCTTTGACTATCACGACAGCTTTAAACATACAAGACATATTAAAAGAGCCTGAGATAAGCATAGCCATCATATCATATAACCTTGGTGTTGCCAAATCATTCTTAAAACAGATTAAATATATCTTAGAAACAAACGTGCTACTAAGAGAGTTATTCCCTGATGTATTATACCAACACCCTCAGAAGCAATCTACTCAATGGAATGAACAAGACGGAATAAACGTTAAGAGAAAGACTACTCGTAAAGAGCCATCATTCTATGCCTTCGGATTAGTTGATTCACAAAAGACAGGATTCCACTCGGACATACATTCGTTTGATGATGTTGTTACAGAGAACTCAGTTACTTCAGAAGATATGATTAACAAGACTACTGAGAGATGGGAGTTATCCGATAACTTGGGTATGATGACAGAGAAGGGAACTATCAAAAGATATGCAGGAACTCGATATCATTTGTTTGATACATACAGCGAGATAATAGACAGAGGAACTAAGGTAGAAACAATCCCTGCCACAGATGACGGTACTATGAATGGTAAGCCAATCTTCTTAAGTGAAAAGCAATGGGAAAAGAAGAAGATAGACCAGGGTTCATATGTTACACATTGTCAAAACCTACTTAATCCAAAGGGAGATAAGGCAAAAGGATTTAACATTAAACACCTTGAGTATTTCCCAGCTGTAGGATATGACCATTCAAATATGATTAAGTACATATTAGTTGACCCAGCTAACGCAAAGAAGAAGACAAGTGATTACTCTTGTTATATGGTTATTGGTACTCAGGGAGATGGAAACATATACTTACTTGACATAGTAAGGGATAGATTAAACCCTACACAAAGAATAGATATGTTATTTGAATTACATAGAGAGTATAAACCTTTAAGGGTTGGATACGAAGAAATAGGGCTAATGTCAGATGTCCACAATATTAAGGAAAGAATGAAAGAGGAAATGTACCACTTTAGAATTGAAGCTTTAGGAGGAAGAATCCCTAAGGAAGATAGGATAAGAGATACATTACAACCCCTTTTCGAAGCAAGGAAAATATTCATACCAGTAGAACTTATGTACGAAAACTATGAAAAGAAGATTGTTGACTTAACAAAGTCATTCAAACTAGAATACACATCATTCCCTGTTGGTAAGCACGACGATATGTTGGACGCACTAGCAAGGATAAGAGATATAAATTTAATTTTTCCTCAAAAAGAAGAAAGAGAACACACAGAATATAATGGTCCAAAAGACGGTTATTAAGGAGAATATAGGTGGAAGAATTTAAGAATGAAAGGCGCTCAACAGGAATAATAATATCTGATATGGACTTAGTACCTATAGGATATGGATTGTTATATAAAGATGGCAAAAAGTATTTAATTAAAACCCCTATCATAAAAAATAACAAAGGAGAATAAGAATGAAACTAGATAAAATACTATTGAGTACAAATATACTTGATAAAATGAAAGACAAGGACAAAGAGGGCTTACTAAACAATATTAAGGCAGAATCTGCTAATGATATGAAAGAACACGAGGCAAGAACTAAAGAACACGAAGAGCTTATTAAACACTCTAAGATTCAAAGAGACGAGCCAAAGAAAAACTTTCCTTGGGAAGGAGCAAGTAATGTTAAATATCCTTTAATATTAAGCGAATCAAATTCAATTGCTGCAATGTTAAGTACTGCAATACTTCAAGACGACATCGTTAAGGGTGTGGTTATTGGTGCAGATGAGATAGAAGTTATCGACAATCAATCTGAAGAGGGTGCTAAAATGCAACCTTTAGGAAAGACTGACAAAGCTGAAAGAGTTGCTAAATATACAAACTACTTATTGAAATACGGTATAGATGATTGGGAAGAGTCAACAGACTATATGTTTAATAAGCTTGCTTTAATGGGGGCTCAATTTAAAAAGACTTATTACTGTACTATTGAAAGCAAAGTTAAGAGTGAATTAATTGACTTTAAAGATATAATCATAAGCGACGCAATGTCTCTTGAGTCTGCTGATATAAAGATACATAAGTTTGAACTAAGTAAAAGTGAAATCGTAAGTCGTATCAGAGCAGGTGTTTATGTAGAGATTGATTTAGAAGAACTTAATGAAGATACAAAATATGTAGTGTGTGAAAACCATATGTATTATGACCTTGATGAAGATGGATACAAAGAACCTTATGTTGCTACCTATATGAAAGAAGGTCAATTCTTAAGTATGGTTAAAAGGTTTGACGCTGATATGGTTAAGCTTAACGGTAAGAAAGAAGTTATAAATATTGAACCTATTGAACACTTCACTAAATATCCATTCATTAAAGACGCTACTAACTCAATGTATGATATTGGCTTTGGTCAATTGCTAATGCCATTGAATAAAACTATCAACTCTATTATTAATCAATTGATTGATGCTGGTACTCTTGCAAATACTCAAGGTGGTATTATCGGTGGAGGTTCAGGATTAAAGAGTGGGAGTTCTTTAAGAGTTAAGATGGGTGAATATAAAATGATACCCGAAGCTATGGACTTAAAGAACAACATAGTAGAGCTTACAGGTAAAGAACCTTCTCAAACTTTATTCTTGTTATTGGGTACATTGACTCAATCTGCTAAAGAAATAACATCAATTAAAAATATCAATCCTGAAAGTGTTGGAATGAATACTCCAGCAACAACTACTCTTTATATGATAGAGCAAGGACTTAATGAGTTCAAGGCAATCTATAAAAGAATACATAGAGCATTAGGAGAAGAAGTCCAAAAGATATTATTCTTTGAAAACAAATATGGAAGCAAAGATGAATACCTTGATGTAATGGATTATGGTAAGGCAAACGCTAAAGACCTTGAAGAAAGCAAGGATTACAAAATAGAACCAGTAAACGGTTCAAGCTCATTAACAGAAGGTCAAAACATAACAAGAGCAAATGCTGTTTATCAAGCTAGATTAGACAACCCATATATCGATGCAAAGGAAGCAACAGAGTTTTATCTTAAAGCATTGAAGGTTGGTAATGTTCCTGACTTTATGACAGAGCCACCACAACCACAACCAGACCCTATGGCAGAACTTCAATTACAATTAATGAATAGCCAAAAACAATTACTTGATATGCAGTCTGTTAATATTAAAGAGGATAACAAGAGAAGAGATATTGAGGTAATCTCTAAGGCTAATGTAGAAGCCCTTAAGGCTGAGAATGACACACTTACTGCAAGAGTAAATGCTTTGGCAAAGATAGTTGATATTAGTGCTAAGGATAAAGACCTTAAAAAAGAAAAGGCTGAACTATCATCTTTAGCAGGGAAGAAACTAACAATCAACGATATGGAAGGAGGAATTAAATAATGAGTGAATATACAAACGCACAATTAAAGACTTGGAAAAATGAGGAGATGGGTAAATTATTTTTCTCATATCTTCAAAGTTATGTTGATGAGCGCAAGAAAATACTTACAAGCCTAGATGTTAAATCGTTAGATATGGAAAAGTTCTTTAAGTTAAGCTTAACACTTAAAACACAAATCGAATTGATAGAGGAAATAATAACGTCAAAAATAGAACATATAGTAGAGGAAAAAGAAGATGAAAAATCTAATGCCAGTTCATAACCACATATTGATTGCGGTTGATTTAAAAGACACAAAGGAATCTGAGGGTGGTCTGGTACTTAATACTGACATTAAGTTTAGAAACGCCTTCAAAAAAAATAATGGTATAATATTAAAGGTGGGAGAAAATGCCTTTAACCATTTGAGAGATAACATTCCAAGCGAGGGAGATGAGGTTTACTTCACTGAACACTCTGGGGATGGTATAGAGGATGGAGATGTTATGTATCGAATAATTCAAGATATAGATATTTTCGCATTAAACAAAAAAAAGGAACAATAATATGACTGAGGAAAACATACACGTTGAGAAGAAGTTCTCGGACTTAACAACTGAAGAAATAAATGGTATGAGTGAAGAGCAAGCTAGACCGTTTGCAACATCTCAAGGCTGGAAATCTCCTGAAGAATTTGCAGGTGACCCATCAAAAGCTAAATCTGCTAAGGATTATCTAGGTGATACTTTCAATGAGATGCCAGTATTAAGACAAAATCTTAAGAAGCTTGCAGATAAGAATGATGAGTTGATTAAGACAGTAAGCCAACAATCTAAGCACTTCACTGACTTTACAACTAAACAAAAAGAAAGGCATAAGGTTGATTTACAAAAGGCTATCGATAAAGCTGAAAAGAAAATGACTAAAGCAGAAGCTGACTTTGATGTTGAAACTGTAAAAGAAAAACAAGCAGAGGTTATTGAATTTAAGAACGAACTTAAAGACATTGAGGTTCAAGAAAAAGTAGAGAAAGAAACACCTGCTAAGTTTGAACAACAAGAAGCTGAGAGGAAAGTTCAAGAATGGCAAGGTTGGTTAGTAACCGACGAGGCTATTAAACTTCAACAAACAGATCCTATTAAGTTTATGGGCTTCCAACAAACAGTAGGTAATATTTATAATACTAACAAGTATTTACCAACTGCAGAGATTATTAAACAAGCTAAGAACATTGCTTACCCTAACAACCAATCTTACACTGTACAAAATGGGACTGCTAATACTAAGACTAATAATAAAGGTTCTATTCCTGCAGAAGATATGGCTACTGTTAAAAGGTACATAGATGCTGATGTTAAAAGAAGAGAACGTAAAGGGGCGACGGCTCAAGAAATAAAAGATTATAGAAAAACAAGAATGGCTGAATTTGAAGCTGTTTATAAGGAGGATTAATAATGGTTAGATTAAAAAAACAAGCTGAAAAGAAACAAGTGGAAGCTGAAGAAAAAGTACTAGTTGTTAAGAAAGAAGAAAAAGTTGAAAAAACTATTGACAACGGATTAAATAAAGAGTATGATAGAGAAAGAAAGAGAAAATCCATCTCTAGAGGGAGAGGCAAACTGGAAGTTTCAGCAGATGCCCAAGACCCCCGCTTTACATATAGATGGGCTAAAAACAATTCATCAAGAATTAACCAGCTAACTAATGAAGATTGGTTTATCGTAGATAATTCCGAACTTGCAAAAGAAAAAACTGGTAAATCAGGAAGTCAAGTAGTCGTTCACGGTGGCATAGATAATCGTAACAACGAGTATGGTCTAATATTAATGGCGAAGAAGAAAGAGTGGCACGAAGCAGACCAAAAGGAAAAGGGTAAGTTAGTCCGTCAAACTGAAGACATCATTAATGAACAAAAAACAAAAGTAGAAGGTAATTATAAAACTAAGTAATTATTAATACAAATCAAAAAATATAAGGAATATAAAGCTTTAATAGGCATTATATTCTTTTTTAACATATAAGGAGCTATTAAAATGGCAAATAAAGATAAAGCATTCGGACTAAGACCGATTGAGTCTAAAGACGGATATGGTTGGAACGGAAAAGTTACTAAATATTTCATTCCTTCAACAGTTGCAAACGTAGGTTTGGGAGACTGTATACTAAAAAGCGGTACAACTAACACTGCTACAATTCAAGGGTATAAAGCTGGTACATTGCCTGCTGCTGGCATCGCTGCTACAAATGGAGCTGTTACTGGTGTTGTAGTTGGATTTGAACCTCTATCAGATGAGTCTTCTGTTTACGGAAAAACTGGTGTAGATAGAGTTGCTCACGTAGTAGATGACCCAAGAGTTGTGTTTGAAGCACAATATGATGGCACATTAGCTGCTGTAAACGTTGGTTTGAACGCTGATAGAACGTTAGGAACTGTTGATACAATAACTAACTTGTCAGGCGATGAAATCAAGAGTACTGGCATCGCTGTTACTGCTACTCTTCAATTTAAAATATTGAAATTAGTAAACGAAGAAAACAATGCTTTAGGTGCAAACGCTAAAGTTGAAGTAATAATTAACAACCACACTGAGTCTAACAACACAGCTGGCGTATAATAAAGGAGAATAACAATGAGTGGAATAATTAATAGAGGGAGTTTCCCTAAAGCCTTGAAAGAAGGCGTTAAAGGATGGTTTGGAGATTCTTACGATGAAAAACCATTACAATGTAACTATTTATTTGAAACAGTTTCTTCAAGCAGAGCTTACGAAGAAGATGTGTTGTCTACTGGAACAGGTCTTGCACCTGCTAAACCAGAAGGTGCTTCTGTTAAATATGATTCAATGAGTCAAGGATATGTAAATAGAGCGGATAACGTTACTTACGCTTTAGGTATCCAAATCACTAGAGAAGAAATGGAAGATAACCAATATCCAGGCTTACTAGATGGTATGTTAAACAAAAGAGCTGGTCAATTGGCTAAATCTATGAGACAAACTAAAGAATTAGTTGCTGCAAACATATATAACAACGGTTTTGATACTGGTGTTACTTATGGAGACGGTAAAGCAATGTTAGCTGCTGACCATCCAACTAAAGCTGGTGACTTTTCAAATGTATTAGCTGTTGCGGCTGATTTATCTGAAACTTCTGTAGAAACTGCTCTAATTCAAATTAGAAAGTTCACAGATGATAGAGGTAAGATTATCGCAGCTAAAGGAGAATCTCTAATCGTTTCTTCTGAAAATACTTATGAAGCAGAAAGAATCTTGAAGTCTAATCTTCAGACTACTGTTGCTTCAGTTAGTACGACTGCTATTACTAATACTAATGCAATCAATGCTATCCAAGGTAAACTAATGCCTGTAACAAATGACTACTTAACTGATGCTGATGCTTGGTTTATTAGAACTGATGTTAACGGATTAGTTAATTACCAAAGAAGAGAAGTTGAATTCACTGAAGACAACGACTTTGATACAGAAAACATGAAGTTCAAAGGTTCTGAAAGATATTCTTTCACTTGCTTTGACCCAAGAGCTATAGTCGGTTCTGAAGGTGCTTCATAAGCCTAGTATAACAGAGGGGTTCGCGCCCCTCTAACTTTAAGAGGTTATTATGGGAAGAATTTATACAAAAGGTCAACATAATATGATTGACGATTTCACTGGCTTTGAAAAGAAAAGCGGTGAACTTAGAAAAGACCATTACGGATATATGGTGGATGACAAGGGATACGAACCCAGACATCCCCAAGAGACTTTAAAAGTCCGTGGCGAAACAAATAGGGTTAAAGAAGTTAGAATAGAAACAGAAATTTTCTTAACTACTAACGAAGTAAAACCTGAAGATTTATAAGGAGTCTTAAATGGCACAATCAAATAATACAGGTTCAATACTAACAAGAAACGAATTAATAAAACAAGCTTTTTTAAAGGCTGGTTTACTTGGTGAGGGCAACGCTCTTACAGCACAACAAATTATAGACGGTCAAAATTCATTAACTGCATTGACTTATCATTACATTAATAAGGGATTGAAGATTTGGAAAGAAAGTTTTTCGACTTTATTCTTAGTTCAAGGTACAAATAAATATTCAGTAGGAACTACAGCAAGATGTGTAGAGAGTCCAATAGAAACAAGTATAGATGGAATATTTGATGCTGTGTCTACTGTAACTGTATTAGATAGCACTGGAATGACTATTGGAGACCAGTTCGGAATACTTCAAGGCACAGCTATTAACTGGTTTGCAATCGTAAACGTTACATCAAACGACATAGAACTAGATTCAAACGTTAGTGAGTTAAGTGATAACCAAGTTTATACTTATACAGATACTATATCAAAACCAATGAATATAGACCAAGCAATGGTTGCTGACTTAATTGATGACACAGAAACAGAATTAACATTATATGCAAGAGATGAATACTTTGCACTTAATAACAAAAAGAACCAAGGAAGACCATATAACTACTATCCTGATAGACAGTTAGATAGAATAGATGTTTACCTATATTCAACTCCTAGCACGTCTCAGAACGCCATTAGATTTAGCTACCGAAGTCCTTTATTTATTACGGACTCTGCAGCAGACCAAATGGATTTCCCTATTGAGTATTCACAATTATTAATTTATGCACTAGCAGACGAAGTATGTTTGGAATATGGTGTGGATGATATGACTACTCAAAGAGTATCACAAAGAAAACAAGTAGCAGAAATAGAAGCATTTGCATTTGATAATGAGCCAGCAAGTGTATTCCTATCACCAAACACGGAGGATTAAATGAGAATACAAATATCACCTCAGTTTTATAAATCAGATTCTCTTCCATTTTCTTCGCAGCAATGTTTAAATATGTTTGCTAAGATTGGAACTGAGGGTACTAAAGCTAGTTTTAAATTAGATAAAATACCTGGTGCAGAAACAATCGGTTCTATTCCTGAATCTGAAGCTATAAATAATATATACTTAAAGGGTGATAATCTTTACATCGTTGGTCAAAACACTCTTTATGTAATGGATATTAATAATGATATAACTGTAATAGGAAGTTTAGGCATAGTTGATGGTAAGGTTCAAATGGAAGAGCTTAATGAGTACTTATGTATTCTTAAATCGAATGGGGAGTTTTATACTTACAACGAAGATACTTCGACACTTAGTGAAGTAACAGACTCAGATTTCCCAGATGGTTCATCAATTGCAGTTCTTACTCAAAGAGTTATAGTTTCAAAACCAGACACACAACAATTTTATTGGAGTGAATTGGGTGCCCCTAGGTCGTGGACTGCGTTGGGGTTTGCTAGTAAAGAATCTAGTCCTGATAAATTAATAAGAGTTATGGTAAAGGCTGGTGAGCTATGGTTACTAGGTGAAAGAAGTATTGAGATATGGCAACCAACATCAAGTACATTATTACCATATGCTAGAGTTGGTTCAACATACATACAAAAAGGATGCAAGGCTATTTTATCAGCAGCTTCTTTTGAAAACATTTTAATATGGTTAGCTGACGATGGAAGTGTTTATTCTTCACGTAGTTATAGCCCTGAAAAGATATCTACAGACGCTATTGATGAAGAGTTAGGAAGATATTCTTTGAGTGAGGTCGAATCGTTTACTTATGAGCAAGAAGGACATTCATTTTATGTATTGACAGTTCCTGGTAAGATAACACTAGTATATGATGTGACAACTGGATTTTGGCACGAAAGACAATCAAAAGGTTATGATGACTGGAGAATGTGTAATTCTGTTGCTAGAGGCGATGAGATTATAGCCTGCGATAAATACTTTCCAAACATCTATTCATTAAAAACAAGCGTATTTACTGAAAATAACAACGATATAATTTGGGGGAATACATTCCCAGTTGTATATGATGATGATAAAAGAATTATTTACGATAAATTACTTATAGATATTGACACTGGACTAGGAAACGAAAGCAACTTAGACCCTAAGCTTATGATGGAATATTCAGATGATGGTGGTTACTTATTTAAAAATCAACAATTTGTTTCTATTGGTAAGGTGGGCGAGTATAGAAAAAGAGCTATATTCCGTAGATTAGGTCAAGCAAGAAACAGAATATTTAAGATAAGTGGTAATTCACAAACAAAGATAAGTATTTCAGGTGCATTTGTAGACGGGAGGATTGGGAAATGATAATATTACCAGATATTAACCAACCTATAGTAGATAAGGAAGGCAGAGTAGATACAGAATGGTATAAAATCCTAGCAAATATAGTGGAGATTATAAATGATAACCATTCATAACAATTTAAATAGACACAAAAAGTTCCTCGAAGAGCTTGAAGAGTATAAAAATATAAAAATAGACTTGACACAGTGGGAAAAGTTTGATAATATAATTATGAGTGGAGAAGGATTTTCAATATTGTTTTCTAAAACAGGTGAAGATTTTTATGAGGCTCATTGCGACTTTGAAAAAAGTCTTCGAGGAAAAAAATCAATAAACATATCAAAGGAAAGTTTATCTTGGATGTTAAAGAACAGGACATCTAGGATTATTGTAGGTATAGACGATTCCAGAAAGGACGTCAGAACCTTTATAAACGAACTTGGTATGAAGAAATTTTCTTCGGGAGATGGAAAACAATTTTATGAGATAAGGAGTAACAAATGAGTGCGATTGGTGATATAATAGGTTCTAACGAACAGGTGAAAGGTCAGAAAATAGCGAGAGCCGATTTACAAGGGATGAAAAAACAATACAGTCCATTTGTAGAGGGTGGAATGGAAGGTTTTGACGCTTTTCAACAAGCTATCTTAGGGCAAGACCAACAAGGTTTTCAAAACTTTATGCAAAACCCTAATATTCAATATCAAATTCAACAAGGTACAGACGCTGCAACGCAAGGTTTAGCAGGAAGAGGTGCTTTAAATTCAGGTGCTGCAATGAGAGAATTACAAGGTGTAGGACAAAATATAGCAGGGCAAGGATACCAACAATACTTAGGTAATCTAGGTTCTTTAGCTAATTACGGAATGAATGCGTTAAACTCACAAACAGGAGTTACACAGGATATAGCAGACACACAAATAGGTATAGGTCAAGCGAGAGCAGGAAGAGCTCAGGCATTTGGTGACGCTGGCGAGGACATCGCATCATTAATGTTTGGAGGGATGTTCTAATGGTAGCAGCTTACAACCCATTTATAGTTCAGGGTATGCGACAAAGAAAACTTTTAAAATCTCAAGAGAATGAATTTGCACAAGAACAGGCAGCTAAAAAACAAACTCAAGATATAGAAATCTCTGGTCGTTTAGCTATGAGCATTAGAGACGCATCTCCTGAAAACAAACAAGCTGCATATCAACAAGCTATAGAAACAGCAACCCAATATGGAATAGATTTACAAGGTATGCCTACTGAATACTCAAAAGAAGCAGACCCTATGTTGACGTCGTTAATAGCAGCAAGTGGGATTGAAAAACAAGCCTCCCCTAAAGGAGAGTTTGGTTATGCAATGAGTATTATACAAAGTCCAGAATTTAAAGAGATGAGTTCGGAAGACCAACGAAGATATATAGATTTTGCAAACACTAAAGCTAAAGGTATGGAAAACGTATTCGGTCAAGCACAAGCTTCAGCAGCAGGTAAGGGACAGGCTGAATTAGGTTATAAACCTGAATTAGCGGCTAGAGAAACTACTGCAAAAGAAACGGCTAAATTCACAGCTGGTTCACAAGAAGAACTTAAGAATATGGAATCTAAGATGCCTGAGCTTATGGGTGCGGTAGATGAATTAAGAGTCCTTGGAAGAGAGGCTACTTACAAACAATCTGGTAGAGCTATAGATGCAGTTGCAAGGGAGTTAGGAAAAACTACTCCGGGAATGATTGCTAGAACTGAATATGTTTCTAAAATAGATAATTTAGTTCTTCCATTATTGAGAGACACTTTCGGAGCTGCATTTACTGAGAAAGAAGGAGAGACTTTAAAGAAGACTCTTGGTGATGTAAATAAATCTCCAGCAGAAAAAGAATCAGCCTTAAATGCTTTTATACAACAAAAGAAAAGAAATATTGCTTCTCAAAGAAGAAAGCTTGGTATCAAAGATAAAAAAGAAATTAGACGATAAAGCAAGAAATTTTATGAAGAAAGCGAAAGCTTCTGGTATGCCTAAAGAAAAGGCTATGCAATTTTTATCGGATAAAGGTTATGATTTAGGTATTCAAGCACCTCAGGAGGCTCAAGTATCTACAGAAGCTCCTATTGAAACAGTTCAACAACCTATTGCTCCTGTTCAAGAAATACAACCATTAGACCCTCAAAACATTCAAGCTTTACAACAAGCAGGATTAAACCCTGAAGCAATACAACAAGCTTACGGAAGACAAATGACACCTGAAGATGTAACTGGATTAATAAGTTCAAAACAAGGTTTAGAAAACCAACCAGGGATTATGTCTGAGTTTGGAAAAGAATTAATAGACCCTGTAAATGTTAAAAATGCACTAAGGTCTGGTGGAAAATTTGCATTAGACGCTGCTTCATTAGGATTGGCTGGTGGATTTGCAGACGAAATAGAAGCTGGTATAAGAGCTGGGTTGACTGACAAATCTTATGAAGAAGTTATGGCAGAAATAGACGCAGAATATGAACAAATGCCACCTGAAGCAAGAACTGCAGAAACTATGGCTAGAATAGCAGGTTCAGTAATGGGAGGCTCTGGTGTTGGTAAGCTAATAGGAAGTAAAGCATTAGGGGCAACCGCTTCAATGGGTGGAAGAGCTGGCGCTGGAGCATTAGGTGCTTTTGGTGAATCAGATGGAGATATAGCTTCAACTGCCTTAGGCGCTGGACTGGGTGTTGTTTCACCTGCATTGGCTAAAGGGGTTGGTAAGGTTCTTAAAGGAACTGGAAAGCTTGTTGAAAAAGGTATTCCAGAAAAAGTAAAAGATAACGCTGTTTATCTTGCAAGACATTTAACTACAACTAAAACACCTGCAAAAACTATTTTAGAAATTGCAAGTGATGAAAAATTAACAAGTAAAGTATCTCAAGGGATTGATGTTAGTAAGGCGATTGCTAGTAAAGCAAGACCTAAGATAGTTCAAGAATTAAAGAACACTCCTAGTAGAGTACAAAAATCAGTTCTTAATACTTTCGGTGTGGATGATGTTGAAGGTTTACAAAAGGTAGCTAAAAAAGATTATCAAGGTTGGTTTGACACTAATAAAAGTAAATCTGTTGGAAAAGACTTGATGGATGATGTTTTTAATGTTGGAGATAAAGATTTAGATAGAGTAGCAAACACAGCATATATAAGAGCAATAAAGGATAATCCTCAGCTTAAAAAATTACCTAAAAATTCAGTGGCAGTTATGCAAGACGTAAAGAGCAAACTAGCAGAAGAAGGTAGAAAAAACACTGCAAATAGTGGATATGCTGATACTCTTAAAAAACAAATAAACACTCACTTTGAAGAGTTAGGCGGAGATTATGCAAATATTAATACTAATTATGCTAAATCTATTTCTAAAAAGAAAATAGCAGAAAATATGACTTCATTAAAAGGAAGAATGTCAAGAAACTTCGCAGAAGGATTAGATACTTTCCAAAATTATGACTCAATTAAAAGTGAGTTTGGTGAAGAAATAGCAGATGGAATGCAAAGCGTATTAGAAAAAGAATCTGGAGTATATAAAAATCTTCAGTTAATAAACAAATCGATAGACAAGAAATTAGCTTATAAATCAGGTGCTAAGGCGGTTAAAGAAGCTATGACTCCAAGAAACATAGCGGCAACTGCTGCGCTAGGAGTTGGTGGGGCGGTATCTGCACCTTTAGCTTTCGGAGCTGGAGCGGTGGGCGGTGGAGCTATGCTAGGACTTAATCAAATGGCAAGAGGCGGAGCAGAAAATATCTTAAGTGGAACAAGACAATTAGACCCGTTCCTTAAATCAATTCTAGCATCTCAATCAGGTGCTTATGGTTCAAACATTATAGGAGACGAATAAATGACTAAATTTTTAAATCCATTCATAGCATACTATGACACTAACGGAGAGCCGATTAGTGGTGGTAAATTAAACTTCTACGAAGCTGGGACTACTAACTTTCAAAATGTATATGCAGATTCAAGTTTAACTACACCGTTAAGCAATCCTGTTGTAGCAGATTCGGACGGAAGATTCCCAACAATGTATATGCAAAAACTAAGCTATAAGATAATATTAACTGATGCAGATGACGTTACTATTAAAACAGTAGATAATTATGACTTCACAAACGAGGTTCTATTTGATGATATTAAGCAACAAGCGACAACTACTTATCAAGGTGTTGTTGAGTTGGCTACTACTGAAGAAGTTATTCAAGGTACAGATAACGAAAGAGCTGTTACACCTTTTGCTATAAAAAATGCGTTAGCTAACACTATTATCACACCACAAGGGTTTATTTATAATTTAATTCCAAGTAATGCGGCAGATACAGACCACGATATTACTATTAGCACAGGAACTTGTAGAAATGCAACAAATGACGGCGACATAAACTTAGAAACAGAAATAACAAAACAAACTGATGCTGTATGGCAAGCTGGAACAGATATGGGTGGTATGCCTCAAACAGTAACAAAAACAGGAACGTTTAATACGACAGGAACAGCGGTAACTGGTACAAGTTCTTTGTTTCAAACTGAGTTTAAAGTAGGGGACGTTCTTTATTCAAGTTCTAATGCAGAATATAGAATGATAACTGATATTACAAATGATACCACTGCAACTTTAGAATCTGCGTTTTCGATTGATGTATCTGGTGATAATGTCCAAAAGAACGGATTAGCTCCTAATGCTACTTATCATATGTTTGTTATTAATAAAACTGATGGAACTGTAGATTCTGGATACGACACACAACCTAATGCAGAAAACTTATTAGCAGACTCAAACATAGTTACAGATGGTTATTTATTTTATAGAAGAATATTTTCATTTATAAATGATAGTGCTGCAAATTTAATTGAATTTAAATCTACTGAAATAGAGGGTAATGGCTGCGAGATAGAATATGTTAAAAATATACTAGATAGCACCTCAACAGCGTCTAGTGAAGCTGGAATTGGATATAATATATCAGTGCCTAATAGTACTCATATAAGAGCGAAAGTGCATTGTATGTTTAATAGGAGCGGGGATAGATTTGCTCAGGTATCTCCAACAACAGATAGCTTCCCAACAACCCTATCTCTACAAAATTGTAATGTTCAAACTAGTGCTACCACACCTACTAATCTAGAGACCCACTTTTTGAATATAGTTGAAAGTAAATTTTATGTAAAGTCAAGCGTAACAGGGACTTGGGATATTGTATCAATCCGCACATACGGATACACAGACTATAGGATTTAAAAAAAAGGAACAAATTATGGAATATAGAAGAACTAAAAAAGGTTTAGAAAAGATGACTACAGAAGAGGCGATAGCTTACGATGAGTCAATAGCACTAAAAAAAACATATAGTCAGTTAAGAACTGAGGCTTATGGCTCTTTAGCTGAACAAATAGAATTTATAACTGAAAACGGTTTAGAAGCTTGGCAAGATAAGGTTGCTGCAATAAAAATACAATTTCCAAAGGAATAAAATCTATGACAAATAAAAAAGAGGCAAAAAGAAGAATTAAATCTTATATTAAAAATAAAAAGAATCCATTATATATTAAGACTAAGAAAAATAATGAGATTGCTTTAATAGTTAAAAAAGATAAAATAAAAGCAAAAGATTGTAGGACCGGGAAAAATAAAACTAAAAAAGGCGTTTACATAGGACTAAAATTTACAAAAAAATTCTAAAATAATAAAAGGAGAATAACAATGAGACAAAAACACAAAACATATACGCCCGTAGTGGCTAACGCAACAGAGTTTGCTTCTGCAATGACAGGCGCTATATGGACACTGGAAAACACTAAAACATCAGATGAAATGGCACATTCTTTACTATTAACTAATAATAGTGCAGTAGACCATTCGTCAAAAACATTTACAATTGTTTATTTTGATGAAAATAACAGAAAAGTAACTGAAACTAAAAATATGCCAGGTGCATCATTAACAGTTGCTATAACAAACCCAGGACATAAAATCCAATCAATAACTCCATCGGAAACTATTGGAACTGATACTATGAAATTAGGAACTGTGGCGGGTGTTATTTATGCTCTACCTATTCCTCTAAATCATAGAGCTGAATCGACAGGTATTGCTACTTCGGTAACTGGAACTGTAAATTATACATTACAAAATACATTTTCTGAAATACAAAACAAAGATGCTGTAATTAATTGGAAAGACCACGATGATTCTTCTTTTGTAGCAGTTGCAGTTGGTGGAAATACAAATTTCGCATTTAATCCTTTGGCTATGAGAGTTGTTTTCAATACATTCACAGCAGGAGCTAAGGTTTACTTAGATTTAGCACCTTACAACGCTAACTAGGAGATAACAGATGGTTACAACAGTTATTAAGGGTATTACAGCAATAGAATTGGCTAGTTTAATAAATGGTAGAGTTGACGTTTATGCCAACCTACCAACCCCAGGTCTATCTAATAAAGATGACATCTATTATGTTGCTGAAAATTCTGGTGGTAGTTGGGATTGGAGAACTCCATTAAAAACTGTTTATGCACATCCAAAGGGAACTTATATCTCAGATGGAATCACTTGGGAATCAATTCCCTTGCAAGTTACTTTTGCAGAAGACGCCGCTACTTTAGTAAACATACAGGATGGAGAGTGGACTAACTTTTTAAGTATTGGTGTAGATATAAATATAAAAGACGTTTTGGTTTATGACGGGATTCTTTATCGCAATACAACTGGGACAACAATAAGTACAGCACCAGATTTAGACGCAACAAATTGGGAAGAGGTTGTTGAAGACCCTATTCCATACGCAATAGCATTATAGGAGAATAACAATGAGTAATATATTAGTAGGAGTTGATAAGGGTAGTGCAGAATTTGATGCCGCCGCAGGGACAATAACATTCTCAGATTTGGGGACGGTTCAGTTAGAACAAATAAGACTTATTACAAACGTAACAGATAATAAGATTATATATCAATTTAATAAACCTTCTTTAGGAGGCCCTATTGCGAGTAATGTTTTAACATTAACTTTTGATACATCTTCAATGGATGACGCTGATAACCTTGCAATAGATTTTAATATTGGTGAGGTGACTACTGACTATGACTTACAAGCTCAAAGAACAGCGACTATAACTCCAGCATGGGCTAAACAACTGCCAGCTCAATCTCTTGTTACTGATTCTGATATTGGGGTTTCAAATACGGATTGGATAAAACAAGGAAATACTGTAAGTGCTGAAAACTTCACTACATTAACTATTTTTTTAAGCTTTACAGAAGGGACTGCAGCAGACCGTGCTGAATTCAAAATATTAGCCAAAAAAACTGAAGATGATTTGATTTCATATGACTTACCACTAAAAGGACAGCAAACATATTGTTTTCCAAATCAAAGTGAAACTGTGGTACTTACTTATAATATTTCTAATACATTATCATATCTTGACATACAAACTAGAGCAGCTCTAATTGGTTCACCTGCTTCAACTATTTCAATTGACTATGCTCTTGGATATGGAGCCTCTGCTGAAAGTGTATCTCCGCCAGTTGTAATAACTGACACAAAAGATAATGATTCTGTTGGTTTCTATTTTACAGAACCAGAAGGGACACCACCAAACGCATTATTAAATCCAGTTGCTATTGATGACACAACAATTACTTTAAGTTCTGCTGTGACTCTTCCTGTGGGAACTACTATAGGTATATTTTCTGGTGGGTCTGGAGAAAATAGGTTTTACTTTGGAAATTTAACAACTGTTGCAACAGCTACAGCTACTTTATTATTAGATGCACCTTTAGACTTCGCGTTTAGTGCTGGGGACACTGTTATATTTCTTAGTAGAGAAATGAATGTAGATGCTTCAGGCGCAGCAGTAAATGAAAGAGATTTTGAAGTTAATGTAGGCGCTACAAGTGGGCTTGAAATAGATATACATAGAATTACAGGTACTATGATAGTAGCTACTCAACCTAATGATGGATTATTTGGTGATTTACCATCTTTATTAAATGGGATGACATTTAGTAGAAAAAATGGTATTATAAAAAACACATTTACTGTTCATAATAATGATGAAATTGCAATTGAAGGATTTGATTTAATATATACAGATAGGACAACTCCATCTACGGTATGGGGGGTTAGATTTAGAATAACTTTCGGCGGAGAAGATAAAAGAGGAACTGTTTTCAGATTAAGGTCTGGAGAGGGTTTAAGAATCAAATTAAGAGATGATATATCGGGATTAGTAAGTTTTAGAGTACAAGCTCAAGGTCATATTAGAAGTACAGGAGAATAAATATGTTATTTAAAAGAAAAACACAAACTAAAGTATTGGCAGATTTAGACAATCAAACATTATTAAAAATATATAATGCTTTAGATAGTGGAAAAACTCTAAGCTGGATATTTACTAAACTAAATATATCTTATGCGCATATAGAAATGGTTTTATTAGAAGTTGGTAGGATTGAAAAAGAAATCCAAAATCACGTAAGAGAGCATTTAGATTGTACAGTTGAAGACTTAGTACAAAGTGTTTCTAGTGAAATTATTCCTACAGATATGAAAGAACGGGTTGTTTTAGATATAGTTAGATGGAGTGATGGAAAACCAGATGATGCCCCTAGTTTTGAGGAGTATAAAGCAACGTTTGTAGTTGAGGATATGATTTAATGGGAGATATTCGCAAGGGTTTAATATTAGATGTAAGTAGTAGGAAAGGTAATGTTTCCGACGCACTTGGCAATACCTTAACGAATAATGGTATTACTTGTAGAAAAGGTAGTAAAGGTATTGAACATATTTATGATGGTGGTTCTCATTTAAACTTAGGGGATAACTTTAATTTAGGTGCTGGTGATTTTACTGTTGTTTCTCACTTTAATTCTGAAAAGTTAGTATCATCGCATATGTTATCTAAAAAAAGCTCAGGAGGAACTCCTGGATGGAATTTCCAAATAGCAAATGATGGAAGCTTTCTTTTTCAAATAAATATATTAGGTACTGATTATAATTATTTTCTATTAACAGTTGATGTTGAGATTGATAAAGACTTTTTATTCGTGATAACAGGTGATAGAGACGGGAATATAACCTTTTATAATTATGGTATAAACAAACATTCAACAGATATGTCAGCAAGCCAAGGTGATGTACAATCTATATATAACTGTAGAATAGGAGAAAGAGGCTCCCCTGGGAATGTTTTTAAGGGTAAAATATATAACACTAGAATGTATGATAGAGTTTTATCAGAGGATGAAGTAAAAGAAATTACAGACTATCTTAATCAAGATTTCACACTGGGAATAACTAAAAGAAATTTTGATTATCCTAAACCAGTATCATTAAATAAAGACGGCTTAGTTTTTGCAACTAATATGATTCCTGCTGAGGGTGGAAAGCTTATTGATCTTTCAGGAAATGGTAATGATGGTGAGATTATTGGGGCTTTAAGTACTAAAGAGGGGATGGTGTTTAAAGATGGTTCCTATGTAAAATTGCCTTCAATAATAACAAAGACTAAAAAGCAAGCTGTGTTTATAAGATTTAAGTTGAATAAGTTAAACAATCCTATTCTTTCAACGGGTTCATCGCCTACAAATATAAATCCATATATGTTATTAACAAATAGAAATAATAATTTAGATTTATATAATGGTTCGACTATATATCAAACAATAGCGACTAATATTATTGCTAGTGTCGTTTATGATGTTGTTATTATAGATGACCCTCTAAACCTTACTCAAGACGTATATTTCAACGGAGTGTTTTCTTTTACAAGAGCTATAGGTACTGCTGGAGGTTATGGTAATACATTTTTAGGGAGTGGATATCCTGGCAATACAAATGACAATGAAATATTAGAATTTAAAGTTCAAGACGATACAACTGAAAAAGAAATAAAAGACTTTCACAACAAATACGCTTCACAAGTTTACTTTAAAGA